AAGGTGTCATTACAACGTATCTACGTTCAGTAAAGACAACGCAAATGAAACTGCTTTTTATGAAGGACAGCGATCGGTGCTTCTTTTCATAAAAGCGATGATCAACAAAAAAGAGGAGTAATCTTATGGATCAGACAACTGCAAACACGCAATCTGATACATCGGCAAACGCTGAAGTATTAGATCAATCGCAACCTCAAGAACAAAGTATTGATTTTCAAACTTTGATACCTGAGGAATATAAAGAAGAGAAATCTTTACAGAATTTTTCTAACATGAATGATTTTGTAAAGTCTTATTTACACTCACAAAAATTAGTAGGTGTAGATAAAATACCAGTTCCAACTAAGCTAGCTACAGACGAAGATTGGAACGCTGTTTATGAAAAATTAGGTAGGCCAGCTAACGCTGAAGGTTATAAATATAATCTTCCAGAAGGCTCTAAAGTTGACGATATGACTTTAAAAGCTTTTTCTGAAGAAGCTCATAAACTT